CATTAAAAATGGGACTTATTGATGGAATAGATACGATTGAAAACGTAATTAATTATTTAAATGTTTAAAAATGAAAGTATTAACTAATGAACAACACGCAGCATTGACTGAAAAAGCTGCAAATTGGGATAAGATCATTTTGCATTATGTTGAAGGTAACCCCGAAGCAAAAGCAGAAGAAGTTACGCCCGATAGTCTATTTGAAGCATTTGCCAATGAGAATAACAGCGAAATGCAATCAAGATTAGAATCAGCACAAGCACAAATTGAAATGCTACTGTCAGAAAAAACGACAATGGAAAAAGAAATTGATGAACTGCAAACACAAGTAAATAATTTATTAGCCGGAGCAGGTGCAAAGGTGGTAGCAGTTCAAAGTGAAACAGAGCCAAACGCTAAGGAAGAAACATTAGCTGAATTTGCTCAAAAAAATGCGGGCGATACGTTTGCCATTTTAGAGATGGCAAAAAAAGAAGGTTTAATCTAATTTAATTTATCAAAATGGCAACAACACCAGCAGTAAACATTGCGAGCTTAACTCGCGCAGCGATACAGTACAATGATGTACTTCGCGAACTTCCGTTTTATCAATTGAATTCGGTTTGCCAAAACTTAAGAATCAATATTCTTCAAGTAGATGGCGAAGATCGATTGATTTCAATACGCCGTAAAGGTGGTATTTTGCGTCCGTACGTTGCAGGACTACCACTCGGAAAAGAACAAGAATTGATGAAATTCTATGAATCAACGTTAAAACCGGAACGCACCTATGCCGAAATTGTGGACAACATCACAAATTATACGGACAAAAAAATTATCTCCAATCAAGGAGAAATGGTTGACAACAAAACCAAAAAACATCCGCTTGAATTGACAATTTTAAGTAATGTTGTAAAATCATACTCCGAAGATGTTACCTTTGCATTATTTTTCGCAGAAAGGGATACAACTGTAATGAGTCCGATGACTGCTTTTACAGGATTTTTCCCAAAACTTGACATTTTAGTAACCGCCGGTGAAATTTCCGCTGCAAAAGGAAATTTGAAAACTACTGGAGCATTTATTGATCCGACAACCGTAGCCAATCCAACAGAAACTACCGATGCAGCAGCCTACAAACAATTGGTTGATTTTATAAAATCGGCAAATCCATTGTTACGCAATACCGGAGAAGTGCTTTTGTATGCAAGTGAAAATCCAATTGAATGTGCACGAAAATCACTTTGGAGAATGACAAAATCATTCCAATATCCCACTGTAGATCAACTTATGGCACAACTTCGTTCAGATGCAAAAGTTCCCGGATTACAATTAGTATATGATGTGACTTTGGGAAGTGGCGACAAATTGATGATGATGAAACCCGGCTTATTAGATTTAGGCGTTAGCAATCAAAGTGATGATTCATTTGTGCAAGTGCGTAATCCATATGCCGATCCAAATGAAGTTCAATTTTGGATTCAAGCATCTTATGACACACGTATTAAAGATGTGCACCCAAAACTGTTCCAAACCAACGAACAAGTGAACACCGGCGTCATTTATTCCGGAGATTATTAATTAATAACGAAATAGGTGAAGGCTTAAAAGCCTTCTCCTATTCCTATAAAATTCACAAAAATTTAAATTTCAAAAATATGAAAAATTTCAAAAAATTCATTCCCTTTTTCGGGTTTATGTTGATCATGGTAATTGTTTTTTTGGTTGAACCCCATATTGGAGCAATAAGTATGGCATTTGCTTTACCAATTGCACTTAATCCATTGTTGTGGCCTTCAGGAACCGATAACCCAGGAGGTTTTAAACAACGCGTTTTATTTGTGCCCGATTCTGCAGTCACAGGTGTTCCGGCAATACCATCAATTATTTCTGCAATTGAGGACTATGTGACAGCCGCAGGAGCATTTGTGTTTGGGACAGCAGGTGTTAAACCCAAATTTATTTATTGCACGAAAGATACAGTTAAGTATAGTGCGGACAATCAAGGAGAAGATGATTCGCAATCGTTTAAGCAAAAAGGAGAGTTTTTCTTTCCGGGGAATTTAAAAGCTGCTGCTGCATTTGCACGATATGTAAATAACACACCGGGTTATCTTGTTTTAGAAGCGCAAACAGGAGAACAAATATTGGTAGGCCAAAAAGGTATGCTTTGCAATATTAAACCTTCTTGTGATCTTGGTCAAAAAACAACTGATCGTCGTGGATATAAATTCACATTCGAGTGTGATTCTTTTGTACCAACAATTTTTTTAGGAACGCCTATTGACATGGAGGTGTTGGCAGAAGGTACGACACAAACAACTACACCTTAATTAAAAGGATATGATTAAGCAAATTCAAAATTGGTTAAGTGACAAAAAACGAAAATATGATGATGGCTTAGTACTGTTTGAAAAGTTTGCAAATGCTGAAATCAAAAAAAAATATTTGGATTATTTCAAAGAAGTAAATGGGTATGTAGAAGCGTTTGACATGCATTTTACGATGCTTGTGAATAAAATCGTATCCATTGAGATAAAAATGAAATCGACACCGGATGCTTTCAAAGATTTCGGACAAGAAAAAGAATCAACCATTCCATCAAACAATGATGATGTTGAAATAGATGCTACCATTTCAAAGGTTGATGTTTCAACATTGACTGATGAAAAAAAAGCAACGTACGCACGCATTCAAGAAATTGTTCCATTAATGGCGTCTATTCATTCTGAATTAGACAATGAATCATTGACAGATGATGAAAGGAAAGAGTTAGCAGAACAATTAATTGATTTGTCAGATGAAAAAAAATCATTGTGGGAAGAGTTTGATGGGAAAGTTAGCACAGTTCAAACAGAAGAGGATGAAAATGAGGATAAATTAATTAAGTTAGGGTATTTACAATATAAGTTAAATCGAGTTAATGAAAAAATCAAACGTGCTAATCTTGCAATTGAAAATGCAGTTGCATCTGGGAAAAAGAATTTAGAAACGAATGCCCGATCTCGATTAGCAATGTATTTATCAGACAAAGCAAATATCCAACAAGAAATTACTTCATTAAATGAATCGGAATAAATTTGATCGATTATTCCCGCGTGCATTTAGTCCGGAGATAATCGAACCATTTATGCATAAAGGAGAATGGGCAATACACGAAGTGTTGCCCTTTCTTTTATCGGATCATAAAAAAGCGGATATAACAATAGCAACATTCAATATTAGCGAAGAAAGTTTGAGACCTTTGTTTTTTTTAGTTGAAGAAGAAAAAATAAAGAGTTTAACATTGCTTCTTGATATAACAGTAAAACGTCATAAGTTAGATATGTTGTTATTTGCAGCCAATATTACAACTAATATTCGTATCAATAATAATCATGCGAAAATCTTATTAGTGGAATATGAAAATTTTAAATTTGGGATCGTCGGATCAGCAAATCTAAATGCAAATCATCGATGGGAATCCGGTTTTTATTTTACAAATATTCCGATTTTTGAATATTTCAAAAAAGAATTTGAAAAAGCTTATAACGAATCAATACCATTTGAATGGAGTTAAAAGAAGAACAGTTAAACGAATTGGAAGAAATGGCAGCAGCTTTAATGCCTCCATCAGAAATAGCCTTTTTAATTCACATACCAATTCAAGAAAGGGAATTGTTTTGTGAAATGTGTAAAAATCATGTTAATAGCCAATTGTATGAATATTATCAACGTGGGAAACTACGAACAAAATATGAATTAAGAAAAATTGTGGTTAAATTGGCAAAAGCCGGTAGTCCGGCAGCAGAACCAATTGCAGAAAAGTACATGGTCGAACAATCACAAAAAGAGTAATCATGGTTAAAGAAATGTCGGTTTATGATAAAATTGAACAACATCTTTTCAAATCAAATGTTGATGCTTTATCAGTGTTGACGGAGCGTGAAAATAAAATTAGGCAGCGAATTATGTTGTGTGTTTCAAAAATTCTTGATAATCCATTAATTCCCGATAAAGAAATTGTTACATATCTGACAGGTGGTTGCGGTGGGATAACAGAACCAATTTCTCAAACACAAGCTTATCGCGATGTAGCAGCATTGTATAAAATAGTTGGAAACATTAAATTATCCTCAAAAGAATGGTATAGATACATAATTATTGAAGGAGCAAAAGAAGGATTTAAAATTGCAAAAGATGCAAAGGATTCAAAAGGAATGGCAGCCAACTTAGATAAGATAGGTAAATATACGCGATCAGATAAAGATGATGAAATTTTTGATTGGGATCAGATGATCCCACCAAATTGGGAGCCCACAGATGATATATCAGTTCTTGAAGGAATGGAGCCAATACCAAATTTAGAAGAACATCGGAAAGAATTTCGTGCTTTATTTAAAGGCAAAATGTTAGAAAAAGCAGAGGACGCAATAGAAATATGAAGGATCAGGAAATAAATAGTAAGGTTAATGCCCTTCATGCTTTAGAACCTACTGCAAAAAAATTCTTTAATCGTGCTCAACGTGCTGCAATGATAGTAAGCGCTCATGAAGAAAGAATTGTTGCAGCTCGTGGGACAGGTAAATCAGAAGGTATTGATGCTCGTTTTATTCTTCAACGAGTATGGGCTATGCCGGGTAGTACAGGAGCACTAATTTCACCAACCTATGCAAAAGCATGGGGGAATACATTGCCAGCAATTTGCCATGCATTAGTTCAATGGGGGTATATTGAAGGAGTTCATTATTTTGTTGGACGGCGTGCGCCGGCAAATTTAAATTTTAGACAACCCAAAAGGCCTCCATTAAGAGACGCTTGGAATAATTGCTTCCATTTTTGGAACGGAACTATTATGATCGTACTTTCATTCAATCAAGGTATGTCAGCTAATTCAATGTCACTTGATTGGATAATTGGGCCGGAAGCAAAATTCCTAAGCTATGATAAAATAAAATCGGAAGTCAATCCTGCAAATCGCGGGAATAAACAATATTTTGATTCATGTCCATGGCATCATTCTACTTTATATTCAACTGATATGCCTACATCAAAAATGGGTCGATGGATATTAGAAGAAGAAGATAAAATGGATGTAGATCATATTAATTTCATACGTAATATTTATAAGGAAGTAAAACGCTATGAGAGTTTGCCTGAACAA